AGCGTTACCTGCTTATTACCGTAAATGGCGAGCAAATCGTGTTGGATTTTAGGGACCAGTCTTTTATGAAAGAGTATTGGCCTGACAGCTCCGAACAAGGGGTACCTAAGTACTACGCGTTGTTTGATGACACAAACTTCTACCTAGCGCCTACCCCTGACGCTGATTATGTAGCTCAGCTAGGCTACATCGCCCGTCCAGCTCAATTATCTTCCTCTAACACAGAGACTTGGATAAGTAAAAATGCACCGGAAGCGCTACTATACGGTTGTTTACTACAGGCATATAGCTTTACAAAAGGACCGTTAGAGATGGTTCAATTGTATGAAAGGAATTACGCGCAAGCAATTCAGGCTTTGGGCTTAGAGCAGCAAGGCCGACGTCGTAGAGACGAGTACCGTGATGGTATGATTCGTCTACCAATTCGGTCTGAATCACCAGGCCCTGCACCTAAACGTTAATCGGGAGATTAAAAAATGGCTATTACACAAGCACTTTGCAATAGCTTCAAATCAGAACTGCTTGGTGGCACACATGATTTGGACACAAATGACATCAAGATCGCGCTAATTAAGTCGTCTCCATCAGGTACTTACAGCGCTTCAACCACTAATTACTCTGATGTAACCGGCAACTCAGACGAGGTAACAGGTACTAACTACACCGCAGGCGGAAACAGCTTGTCAGGCGGTGCGATTAGCCTGGATGGTAGTACTGCAATTGTTGATTTTAGTGATACCACATGGGCATCAGCTACGGTTACTGCTAGTGGCGCTATCTTGTATAACGCTTCTCAAAGTAATAAAGCGATTGCAGTTTTAGACTTTGGTGGTGACAAGACTTCTACCAACGGTGACTTTACTATCCAGTTCCCAACCGCTGACTCATCTAGCGCAATTATTCGTATTGCGTAAGGAGCCTTAGGTGGCTTTAGTCATTGCGGATCGTGTAAGGGTCACGACAACTACTACTGGCACCGGTACTCTGACGTTAGGCTCAGCGGCTACCGGCTTTCAGTCATTTGCTGCCGTAGGTGATGGCAACACCACGTATTACGCTGTCTCTTCTCTTTTGGGTTCAGAATGGGAAGTAGGCATTGGTACGTACACTGCTTCAGGCACTACGTTAAGTCGTGACACGATCCTTGACTCATCAAACAGTGGTTCAGCTGTTAACTTTTCAGCGGGTGAGAAAGACGTATACGTTGTATATCCCTCTGATAAAGCAGTATACAAAGATGCATCTGGTGTCACTACCTTTAATGACAACCTTGTGTTTGATAATGCCGCGCATTTGCGTGTAGACGCGGGCGTTTCTGCACACCCATCGCACACAGCCGGTAATATATTCTGGTGCCCAGCCCAAAAAGCCGTTTCTTACCACACGGATATTTCTGGCGTTTCAATGCAGTTGGGTATGGAAGAGTGGATTCGCGTTAAAAACACCAGCGGCTCTACAATCACTAACGGCACGCCGGTTTACGCTACCGGAGCGGACGGCAGTCTTACTACCGTTTCTCCCGCCGATGCGACCAGCGAAACAAAAGCACGAGTTCTTGGTTTAGCTACCGCAGATATCGCAAATAACGCTCAAGGTGTTATAACTTGTCGCGGACTTGTAAACGACATAGATACTTCTGCGCTTACGGCAGGGCAGCCGGTACACGTCGGCGCCGATGGTTCACTACAGACTGCTTCTCCAACTTACCCATATTGGCCTGTAGACGTCGGTGGGTGTATCGTCTCTGATGCTAACAACGGTGTTATATATGTCCGCATCGTCGAGCACCACTCTGAGGCTCTTCGTATATCTGGCAACTCTCACATGGACGGTAATCTGACTGTTGAGGGTAACCTGTCTGTTACTGGTACGCAGTCAACTGTTTCTCAGAACAATTTGAACGTCGATAATTCGTTCGTCTACATGAACTCAGGCAACACAATTGGTTCTGCTAACACCACATTTACTGGCTCTGGTCTTGACGACGGCGTTTTGACAGGTCATTACGAAGGCACTTCAACCACTCATTATTACGTGCGTATTGACTCTGTCGGTGGTGGTACTGATGGCGTTGACACCTTTGAATGGTCTAAAGACAACTTCTCAACTACTGAAGCTACTGACGTAGATATTGATACCGATGGCGTTGAGTTAGATAACAACATCAGCATCACGTTCAACGCGGCAACTGGACACACACTGAACGATAAGTGGGACGGCGAAGCTTCACCTGTAAACGTTGATACAGGCCTCTTCACAAACCGAAACACCGGTACTTCAGGCGTTGGCTACACTCACGCAGGTGTTTTCTTCGACGTATCTGACCAGAAATGGAAAGCGGTTGAAGAATACGACCCAGAGCCAGAAGGCACAATCGACACCAGCGATTCGTCATTTAACTTAGCTACTTTCGTAGCTGGTACATTTGAAGGTGATCTGACTGGCAATGTAACTGGCAATGTAACTGGTGACGTAACAGGCTCGGCTAGCAATAATGTACTAAAGTCTGGCGACTCAATGACAGGCAACTTGTCCTTCGGCGACAATGACAAAGCCATCTTCGGTGCAGATAGTGACTTACAGATTTTACACTATGCCGGACAAAACCTTATCAACTCCGCAAATAATATAGGTCTTTATTTCAATAATGACCTTGTTAGTTTTAATAGCGAAGATGGTACTTATGAAACCTTAGCTCTTGATAATGCTAATAATAAAATTGTTGTATATACCAACATGGAGTTTGGGGACAACGACAAAGCCATCTTCGGTGCAGGTAGTGACCTACAGATTTATCATGATGGCTCTAAGAGCCGCATTGAAGATTCAGGAACAGGCAACTTAGAAATAAGAGGCGACAATTTACTTTTAAGATCTTACACGGGCGGCGAAGCTTTTGTCAGAGGATTCACGAATGCACAAGTGGATTTATTCTATAACGGCTCTGCCAAACTCGCTACAACCTCTACAGGCATTGACGTAACGGGCAATGTAGATGCTGATGGCTATCGGTCTCCTTTAGATGCTCCTACAGTAGGCACAACTACAACTCTTGATTTTGATAATCAAAACTTTACAGTTACGCTAGATCAAAATACCACCTTTAGTGCAAGCAACTTGTCTGCTAATGTAGGCAAAACAGGTACTATTGTAATCAAACAAGATTCAACAGGTGGTTACACATTCACATTACCTTCAGAGTTTAAAACGCCTAACGGCGATGCGATTAGTCAGATAACCACAGCCAATAGCCTTAACGCTATTAACTATTTCATCGTAGATGCCAACACGATAATCTGTAACTACCTTGGTGACTTCAGTTAATCCACTCACGGGAGAGCTAGCCCATGTGGATGTGGCAAATTGAAAAATGGATAACGGAGTACTTAACCGACAGGTTAACTAGCACAACTCGCTCTACGAATACTCAGTACACAACAACGTGGGACATTATTACTAACCGTAATACCATTACTGAGTACACAACTAATTACAACACTATTGCCAATACGATCACCAATCGTGGCACTACGTTTAACACGCAATACACAACGCAATGGGATATTGCTACCAATAGGGATACAAACCGTAACACTACCTACACAACATCGTGGGGTATCGTTACTAACCGTATTACCAATTTCAATACGAATACAAATTACACCACTTCCGCAAATACCATTACTACGCGGAACACCGTGTTTAACACTCAGTACACTACTACATGGAATCAAAGCACCAATCGGAATACCAATACAAACTACACGACGGTAGCGAACACGATTACGACACGTAACACCGTGTTTAACACGCAGTACACTACTACATGGAATCAAAGCACTAATCGCAATACGACCACTGAGTTTACTACTGCGGCTAATACGCTTACGACACGTAATACCGTGTTTAACACGCAGTACACAACCACATGGAATCAGAGCACTAACCGGAACACAAACACTGAGTACACTACTACATGGCTGATAAACACGAACCGGATTACAAACACTGTTTTCAACACCAATTACAATACTGCTGCGAATACAATCACTACTCGCAACACCGTATTCAATACCAATTACACAACTTCGGCTAATACGCTTACGACACGTAATACCGTATTCAACACAAACTACAACACGTCAGCGAATACATTTACTACGCGCAGCACAACATTCAATACTAATTACAATACTTCGGCGAACACAATTACTAACCGCATTACCTACTTCAACACAGTAGCGAATACGATTACTAACAGAGGCACTAATCGCAACACCACCTACACAACCACATGGGGGATCAATACTAATCGGTCAACCAACCGTAATACTACATATACAACTACTTGGGGCATCAACACTAACCGCAGCACCAATAGAAATACTACATTCCAGAATTACGTTTCTACGGGATATTGGACTCCAACAGATTATGTTTTGTTGACCACTATAAACACAGTGTTCAATACTAACTACACCACATCGGCTAATACGATCACAACTCGTAATACGGTGTTCAACACCAACTACACTACATCTGCAAATACGATTACGACTCGGAATACTGCATTTAATACCCAATACACTACAACGTGGAACATCAACACCAATCGCAATACTCAATACACTACGACTTGGTTAATCAATACTAACCGTCAGACGAGTAAGAATACGACCTATACGACTACTTGGTTAATTAATACCAACCGCTCAACAAATAGGAACACAACCTATACGACCACTTGGGGCATCAATACCAATCGGTCAACTAACCGAAACACTACCTATACAACTAATTGGCTTATCAACACCAATAGAACTACAAACCGGAATACGAACACCAACTGGAATACTGTTGCCAATACCATCACCAACAGAATTACCAACACTGTATTTAATACTGTTGCTAACACGATAACTAATCGAATCACTAACAGGAATACAACATATACAACTAACTGGAATATCATTACTCATCGCATTACCAACACAGTATTTAACACGGTTGCAAATACCATAACCAACCGTAGCACTAACCGTAATACGACCTATACGACCACGTGGAACATCAACACCAATCGCATTACCAACACGGTATTCAATACCGTTGCCAACACGATTACTAATCGTAGTACTAATCGTAATACGACCTACACCACAACGTGGAACATCAACACCAATCGCATTACAAATACTGAGTTCAATACCCAGTACACCACTAATGCGAACACTATTACGACCCGTAACACGGTGTTTAACACGGCATTTATTACGTCAGCAAACACCTTGACTAATCGCCAGACTGAGCGTAATACTCAGTACACCACAACGTGGGAAATTAACACTAACGCGATTACCACCAAGACGAGTAATACTGAGTTTGTGACTAGCGCAAACACAATCACTAACCGAAACACCATTACGGAGTGGAATACTAATACCGAGTTTAGTACCAACCGAGAAACCGACTTTTTTGTTTAATTACTAGGACCTGATAGTGAAGATAAACAACATCGACGAGATGCGAGATCGCATCGGCGATTACACGAAAGTAAAACGCTTAAAATTTGCAGATGAAGTAGAAGAATACCTGCTGTTTAAACTAGAAAATGACTATGATACAGAGGCAGACTATGATGTCATTGCTAATGAACTGCCTTATTTTAAGACGTTTAATTACACAGAATACGCTAACTGCATCACAATCCACCCGTTACAGCTAGAACTTCGTGTTCAACAGATGATGGACGCGTACGCGGATGACGCAGAGCAGACGTTAGATTATATAGCCTTCTTTAAAGAAAACGTTCTGGCAAAGCAGGCCAACAAATACAACGAAATAGAGCCCGATAAAGCAGTTGAACCCCGGAAAGCGCTTGTAGTTTTGCCAGGGTCTAACAAGCTGAAAGACCGCATTGATATCAATAAGCTCAAGTGGTGCAAACAGAAGCACGGCAAGGATATCTGGTTTAAGCCACATCCATTAACTTCACACACCTTGATTGGTGAGATGAAAGACAGGCTAGGAGAAGAGGTTGTACTAGAGCGGTTAGATGACTTGTATCCATTGCTTGTTCAAACCGACACGGTATATACCAGCGTTTTAAGCGAATCTGCGATGTATGCGGTCGCTTTAGGTAAGGAAATAGAGCCTACAGACATCTATAACGCTACTCCACAGGGCAGTTTTAACCATATAAATCGCTTTTTATTTAGAGAAAATGACCCTCAAACTTGGGTAAATAGGACGTTTAATAGCCCTAAATCAGGGATAATTTGCCCTTTATTAGATCCTGATTGGAAGCAAAAACTGGATAATTATCTTGAATATATCCATGCGTTGCGTGATAAGTACAAGAACAAGTATCTGTATGACAAGAAGAAAAAATCCTGATGCAGCCTACTTACGACTTAGAAAAGTTTAAAAAACAGTGCGAAAACCGCAGTGTTATTTTGGTAGGCAATAGCGTTGAAATGATGGACCACGACAATGCCGCGTTCATAGATTCTCACGATATTGTGGTCAGAATGGGCAAAGCCTTAGAAGTTACGCCTGAGCAAGAGAAGGCAGTAGGTAAAAAGATAGACTGCTGGATGACAGGCGGCTTTAGGCAGTGGATGGTAAAAGTTCCTGAGAACAAGGCAAAGATACAGAATGTTCAAGTGCTGTTTAATCGTTCGCGCCTGGACATGAGTAAGCCTTTTCAACACAGCCATAAAGTAGACCCTGTGATCAATCTGTTCACTGACAGGCAGATTATTGACATTAACCGCAGCTATGGTATAGACAGCTATGACAGGATGGCTAGGCGCTTATCCGGCGGCCTCTGGACCATGCTGTTCTTCTGCGACAGAGTGGGCACTCAAAAAAGCCTTACCATGATTGGCTACGATTTCTTCTCTAAGCAGACAACCAAATTAAGGGGTGGCACCTACCCGCCGCATTCGTGGCATAGGGGTATCTTGAACGCTAAAGAAGAAGTTCATTTGCGCGAACAGGAAATAGACATCGCTAACAAATATGTTAAGCGGTACGGTATTGATTGGGTAAAGCTCGGGACTCTTGACAAAGAGATCATCAACGATACCCGCTTTGGGGGTTTCTAGTGAATGGACAACAGCCTTTTTTCTGAATACAAAGACTACTACCAGCAGATGCACCGCATGGGGCATTTTTTAGGGGGATCTTTAAAGAAAGAGTACATACCTAAGATAGCATCGATAGTAAAGGAAACTAGTAGCAAAACGCTATTAGATTACGGGTGTGGAAAAGCTGATCACTATCATTCGTACAAGATCAACAGGCACTTTGGCATAGCAGACCAGAATACCTATTTCTATGATATAGGTGTCCCAGAGTACGAAATATTGCCAGAGGGCAAGTTCGACTTGGTTATTTGCACGGATGTTTTAGAGCATGTGCCAGAAAAAAACGTGGCAGATACTTTAGCCGAGATCTTTGAAAAAGCCGTAAAAGCAGTGTTCATGGTGATTTACTGTTCTCCAGCTAGGAAAAACCTCCCTAACGGAATGAACGCACATGTTACGGTAAAACCGCCTAGCTGGTGGAAAGAGCAGATAAAAATGCACCATAAGAAGCAGCGACTTTCAGTGAGATTTAATGCTTAATGTAGCCATAGGGTACGATAGAGATAACCGGATGCCTGCCTATACAATGGCAGAAAGCATTATGCAGCATGCCTCAGTGCCTGTGTCTTTTACGTTTTTGCACCGTAATATGCTAACTGAGTACTGGCGCCCGAGATCCCCGCACGACAGCACCGATTTTAGTAACAGCCGATTCCTCGTGCCGTACCTATTTGACTATCAGGGGTGGACGTTATTCACGGATAACGACATGGTGGTGCAGGACGATATTGCCAAGTTGTTCAGTTATGCCGATGACCGCTATGCAGTAATGTGCGTCAAGCAGAATCAGCAGCACAAAAGCGACACCAAATTTCTAGGCAGGGAGCAGCACCCGTACCAGTGCAAGAACTGGTCTAGCGTCATGCTGTTCAATAATGCAAGATGTAGGGCATTAACATTAGACTATGTGAATACCGCAAACGGCCTTGACATGCACCAATTCAAATGGCTAGATAGCCTGAGTCTAGTTGGCGAGTTGCCACAGGAATGGAATTACTTAGTAGGCTATAATCAGGACGTTACTAAGCCATCACTGATACATTACACAGATGGTGGACCGTTCTATAAGGGATACGAAGATTGTGAATATGCAGAAGAGTGGCGAAAAGTTTATGAACAAATAAACGATGCAGAAAGCTATAAATAAATGTAACAGGAATAAATTAATGAGGTAAACCCAATGGCATTAACAACAAGAGCCGGTAAAGGTTCAGCGTTAACTCACGCTGAGATAGATGCAAATTTTACAATACTTGGAATGTCACATGGCGATGGGGTGGTAGAGATAAATTGTTACAGAATCGAGATGTCTGGTGATATAGATTTTGGTGGTCAATATGGTACTTGGATAACTAGCGATCATATGAGTGATTGTATAGGATGGAACGCAAGTCGTGGTACATATATTGGCTCTGATACTACTGGCACTAACACATGGGTCTACGGCAACGGCACAATCTATAACGGGGGCAACTACACGCTGTGGCATGCAGGCAACGACGGTTCAGGTTCAGGATTAGACGCTGATACTGTTGATGGGCTACAGGCATCTTCTTTGAAAGCATATTCTATGGTTATGGCTAATTTATTCGGATAGGAAATATAGTGGCAAATCCAAATTTATATAATATAACTTCAACTGAGTTAGGGCGTGGCGCCGGTTTGCCTGCTAGTGGTTCATTAGGTCAATTGGTTGGGGGGATTACTAATAAATTAAGGGTTTTAACTTCACTTACTTTAACTAATACCACTGGCGATTCAAAAGGGTTTTGGATGTGGGCAGCAGTTAATTCAGCCTCTACTAAATATAGTATTTTAAACATAATGGTACCCGCACATACTTCTCTAACTCCTATTACAAAAGACAATCCAATTTATGTTCTTGAAGGTTTTTCGATCTGGACTGGTTACGGTACTGGTGGTATATCATTTATTTATTCGGTTGAGGATTATTCATAATGGCTAATCCAAACTTATTAGCAACAACAACGTGTAAACTTATAGGTGCGTATGGCACTATTACAAGTACTTCTGGAGCCGTAGATTTTGTAGCTGCTCCTCCGAGCGGTGTTTTAAGAAAAGTTGTCAATCTAACGTTTACTAACAATTCAGCTAGCACAGACGCACAGCTACTTTGTTACCTTAAAATAGACGCCTCGGCTCGACATATTGCATCAGATATGATTATACCTACAAACTCTAGTTTTGTGGTTATAACAAAAGACGCACCTATCTATCTGAATGATTTACATGGAACTACCGGAACTACTAACGGAATGAGTTTATACGGCAATGCGGTTGTTGGTGCGCTCGACTATTTTGTATCTTATGAGGAATACTCATAATGGCTAATCCAAACTTATTGTCGGCAACCTCATGTTACGCGGACTCACGCGCGGGTGCGTTCTCTGGTCTTGTTACTTTATATGCTAACCCAAGTAGCTCAGGTAAAGTAGTTAAAATCATTTCTTTGTATATTTGCAACTACAGTTCCACCGTTACTAACTTCATAAAACTTTACAGTCAATCCGGTACGGGAACGGCTTATTATTTTATCGATAACCTAGAGTTGCCGCCAAAAACTACAGTAATTGTAGCCACAAAAGATAACCCAATTATTCTTCGCGAATACGAAGCGTTGGTTCTCATTCCAGACATACCAGATTCCCAAACTTATGCGATGGCGTATGAGGAGTATTCATAATGAGTAATATACGAAATAACGGTAGTTTTATTGGTACGTCAAAAGGGGATACAAGCACTACTGAAAAAACGCGTGGAATTTGGTATGTAGATGATATCAATGCCAGAATAAACGATTACAACTGGGCGCACTACGATAAAGATTTAACAGTAAATACCACTTACAGGTGGACTCCGAAAGGATCTAGAGTAGATACTGTTAGTAACGTAAGTGATCCTTATGAAATTAATCGTTTTCGTCATACTGCGACCAGTACCAATTGCGCGATTTACATTGGGTTTGAGCTCAAAGGCACTAACTCTGCTTTCTATAAAGACATGACGATAGGTGGTCTTGAGGTTAATTACACCAATACGAGCGGCACACCTGTTACTGAAACCACCACTGGTACAAGCTTTAGTGCTTTGTACACCACCACTGCGGGTGTTTCATCATCCACGTCGCCTACGGGTTTAACCTATTCGCAAATAGCTACAGGAACAACAGCGGAGCGTTGGAATATAGATAGTGCAGGTACAGGTTCTTCACATACGGGTATGTCTGCTGGTATTGATAACACAGCTGATTTTGATAGCCAAGCTGTGTCTCAAGTTTCCAGTTCATACTACCTATACTGCGAAACATCTTCGCCTATGGCTAATGGAGACACTATATGGTTTAGAAAACTTATAGTCCCTCAACCTGGAACTGAAGTAGAAATTAAAATAGCTAGTTTCTTCAACACTTCTAGTACAGGAACTTGGTCTTCTGTTGTTCAAGATTGTATGTTAATTCGAATCGCTAATTAAAATCGTTTAGGGGAAAGCAATGGAAACAATTATATTCAATTCAATTCGTGATGTAGATACTGGCTTTATCACTTCTATATCATTTTGTTTTACACTAACTGACGAAGGTAAAACAGTTTACACCAATCCTCTTTCAGTTGCTTTTGAGAACGTTCCAGAAGATATGGTTGCTTTTGATAGTGTTACTGAAACAATGATTTCTGAGTGGATCGCTGCTGAATTTGAAGAGGGTGCTCTAGCAAGAATTAACGCCGAACTTCAATTCAAGATCGATAACGAATTACCTAGTGAAGTTCACGGACTTCCTTATTAATTGCCTTAACTTTTAACTCTAAAGGAAAAAACAATGGCAATGACATACACATGGGCTGTAACAAGCATTATGAAAAACGCTGATGATTCAGTAGTACATACTTACTGGAAAAAAACAGGCGTTGACGAAGATGGCAATGAAGGTTCGTTTTCTGGTGCTACTCCATTTGAAGCAGACCCTAGTGCAGAAGGTTACATTCCCTTTGCGGACTTAACTGAGGCAGATGTTCTTAGTTGGATTCAAGCAGTAGTTGTGGGAGATAAAGAAGAGTACGTCAATTCACAAATTCAGAAGCAGATTAATTCTTTAAAAATTGTTGAAGCGGAACTTCCATGGGCACCTGCTGCCAACTCTGCTCCAGTTGAAGAGGAGTGATACAATCAACATATAGGTACACCTGCCAACTCAATGATACCGAGGTAAGCATGAGCGAAGAAATCGCGACTATTACTATCAATGGTGTAGAATACACCCACGACCAACTAACTGACGAGCAGAAGTATTTGGTGAACCAGGTTATGGACTTGGACCAGCAAATGGCGTCAGCTAAGTTTAGACTAGCTCAGCTCGAAGTAGCTCGTGACAATTTCTCCACTAAGCTGGATGCGTTACTAAACAAGTCGGCAGAGAAGGAGCCTTCCGCCGCATGAGGTAGATAAATGCTGGGTTTCAGTGCCCTCAGTGAAGCGCCCTTAAGTGATGTAGGGCAGGTAATCCTTGATGTAACGGTCTCGCTTACAGGGGTTTCCGCGACTTCAGCTGTTGGCGCTGAAACGGTTACTGCGGCTGCAAATGTTGCGCTAACTGGTGTCTCAGCAACCTCTTATCTTGGCTCGGTAACAACAGTTGCTGAGGCCAACGTCGTACCTACAGGCGTTTCAGCCACCGGATCTACGGGTACTCTCACAACAGTTGCGGCTGCAAATGTTGCACTAAGCGGCGTTTCAGCCACCGGATCTACGGGTACTCTAACAACAGTTGCTGAGGCCAACGTCGTACCTACAGGCGTTTCAGCCACCGGATCTACGGGTACTCTAACAACAGTTGCTGAGGCGAATCTCGTACCTACAGGCGTTTCAGCCACCGGATCTACGGGTACTCTTACGACAGTTGCTGAGGCCAACGTCGTACCTACAGGCGTTTCAGCTACCTCTTCTATCGGTGACGAGACGGTCATTGCGGCTGCAAATGTTGCGCTAAGCGGCGTTTCAGCCACCAGCACGCTCGGTCAGCAAGCGCTTTCTACCAACAACTACATTGATGTCACCGGTCAAGAAGTTACCGGTTCGACGGGCACTGTCACGACAATTGCGGCGGCAAATGTCGCACTGTCTGGTGTTTCAGGCGCCACTTCACTTGGTCAAGAGCTTGTCTTAGCCGCTGCGGTTGTAGAGTCTACAGGCGTTTCAGCCACCAGTTCGACAGGCACTGTCACGACAATTGCGGCTGCAAATGTTGCACTGTCTGGTGTTTCAGGAGACATTACGCTTGGTCAAGAGACAGTTGTTGCTGCTGCGGTTGTAGAGCCTACAGGTGTTTCAGCCACCGGTTCGGTTGGTGATTTAACAACCGTTTCAGCGGCGGTTGTAGAGGCTACAGGCGTTTCAGCTACTGCCAGCACCGGATCACTCACGGTTGTTGCGGAGGCGAATGTCGTACCTACAGGCGTCTCTGGCACCTCTTCACTAGGCCAAGAGACCGTTGTTGCCGCTGCGGTTGTAGAGCCTACCGGCGTTTCAGCCACCGCGTCGCTTGGTCAAGCAGTTGCTTCAGCTGCTGCGCTTTTCGAGATTATTGAGAGCTTCTTGATTGGCACTGCCACCGGCAGTGTGACCATTGTTGCAGAGGCTAACGTCATACCTCTCGGTGTTGTTGGACAAAGTGCCGCGAGCCGGGTATATGTATGGGGTGAAATTCCTACAGGCGCTGCGGCAACGTGGACCGATGTTGATCCTGGAACAACAGGATCTTGGAATACAATTGAGAACACAGACCCCTCACCGACCTGGGGCGATGTAGATACAGGGACTTCTTCCGATTGGGAAGCTGTCTCTACCGATGAAGGATCAACTACTTGGGCGGACAAGGCCGCTTAACGGAGCATTTTTATGGCAAGTTCATATACACCCGCTGGTATTGAATTAATCGCAACAGGCGAACAATCAGGAACATGGGGGGCTACCACCAATACTAACTGGGAGTTGATCGAAGAGTTAGCAACCGGTCTTGTTTCTATTGCCCTGACGGGTACTACATATAGTTTATCTACGACAAACGGCACGGCTTCAGAAGGCCGTCACGCTATCGTCAAGTTCACTGGCTCCCCAGGTGGCACGTGTACGGTTACGGTAACGCCTGACGACATGCAGAAAATCTACTGGGTAGTGAACTCG